AGCTGCATAAATTACATTATCCATTGTCTTTTCCTCCTGTTGATTATGCAGGCAGCTTCAATGTCTGCCCAGCGTAAATGGTGTTGCTTGTAAGACCGTTCATGGTCTTAATTTCATTGTATCTGGAACCGTCGCCCAGCTGCTTTGCTGCGATTGCCCAAAGGCTATCACCACTCTTCACGGTGTATGTACGCACGCCGCTTCCCGGAATTTTGATTTTCTGCCCAACACTAATGACGTTAGGGTTTGCAATTCCGTTGTAGCTTGCTAACTTCTGGTATGTGGTGCCATACTTTGCAGCAATGCCAGAAAGTGTGTCACCTCTCTGCACGGTGTATACCTGTTCCCCGGCTGTTCCCTGTGCAGGCTTTGCAGGTGCCGCAGGCTTTGCAGGTTCGCTGGTTGCTTTCTTTGAGAAGTCCGGCACGCCATAACCTCTGATATAACGCCCGTTGACTTCCAGTGTTCTTCTTCCAACGGCATTGGACTTGTTGCCCTCAATAACTGTGATAGTGTTACCGTTGCAGCTTTCTACAATGCCCACATGTTCTGCGCTGCCTGTGCAGTCACCAACGCCGTTGTCGTCCCAGTCATAATAGATATAGTCGCCCGGTTCCGGCACATTTGCGTCATTCTCACACCAGCGCCCCATCTGCTGCCACAACTTAATCTGGCGGTTGCAGCTACATTCAGTAGGAATAATATCCGTGTAGCCTGCTTCAATGGCAATTTCACTGGCAAAGGTTGCGCACCATGCGTCCGTATAGGTCACTTTGTACCCCTGCGCAAGTGGCTTGTGTTCATTGTAACGGTCAATGATTGCTTTATGCGCCGCTGTGCCCTCTCTGGCTCCCATGTGTGCTGCTGCTTTCGCAGCAAAGTTCTTTCTTGCTTCTGATACGTTCATATTGCTTGTACCTCCATTCTTTTTATTGCTAACGGCTCCGGCTGCGTACTGGTTATAGTATTTCTGCCCATATCCTGCACGCTTTGTCTTCACCGTGTCGCTCTGGTCTGCCGGGCGCTCAAACTGTGTCAGCACTGCATTTGAAGCAACAATGACGGTCTGTGCGCTCTTTAATACTGACAGTGTGGCTTTGTAGCCCTCTGTCAATTCTTTCATAAGGAACCCCAGCTGTGTTTCAAGGTCGCCAATAGACTTCCCGGCGGCTTTTGCATATTCCAGCAAAGCGGCTTTTCTGGTGTGGTATGTCCACTGCGCCAGCCCATAGCCTGCGCCGTCCCTTGCAAAGTTTCCATAGCTGCCGTTGTCCACGGCTGCTGTGTAGCTTGCGTCAGTATGTCCCAGCTTCTTTTCATAGCTGTTCTGCAAGTTCTGCGGGTTCAGCCCGCTTTCTGCATATAAGTTCCCCATCAATCCGGCTGCCCCACAACTGGACAGCCCTTTTGATTTCAAAAAATTCCAAATCTTTTCTGGCGTTGTTTTTCCTATTAGTCCCATGTCTTATACCTCCCCGGCGCTACTGCGTCATGCTTGAAAAGTCAGACAGCGTGCCGGACAACTCCGGGTATGCAGCTTTGATTTTCAGCAGGTTTTCTGCCTTTGCTTTCCAGCAGTAGAACGCTACTGCGGCAGCAGTTACCCCGCCAACGAACGTCAGCAGGACTGATAACTGGTAAAAATCCTTTGTGACCACTACCCACACGCCCACGGCAAATGCTATGTAATAAGTCGCCAGAATTGAAAAGATAATGATTTTCGTTGCGCTGGTCTTTCGCTCCGGGTGTTCCTGCAACTCTTCTTTTCTCTTCTTTCTGCGCTGTCTGAAATACTGCAAATTCCATAAAAAAAGCACTGCTAATGCCAGTGCAAATCCAATGATAAAAAATATTAAACTTTTCATATTGCTGTTTTGTACCTCCTATTGTTCTTCTTCCGGCTTTGACAAAGCAAAATCATTTGTGCGCATACATTCTTTGTATATTTCCGTTATGTATTCATGCGCAACATCAACTTGCCCGTTTGTCAACTTGCGGTCTTTTATGTACTTGTCGTACTTTGCCAGTATGTCAATGATATGGTCGAACTCTTCTTTTGTATGGCGTCTGTGATTTATGCAACTGCTCTGAAATTCCAGAATTTCCATACGCCAGCTGTCAACCTTGTGGTCTGTAAAGTCTTTTTGCAGCTGGTCCAGTTGTTCTTTCATGTCGTGGTTCATAAGATTTCCCAGCTGTTTAATCAACCAGCGCACGGGCTGTACTTTAATTCCCGGCGTTAGGTCAATAACAATCCCAATTCCCGCAAGCCACACTATGACTTTCTGTGCCACTTCCCAGACGTCCGCTGGGTTAAGCGTCTGTATTGCTTCCACTGTCCGTCACCTCCTTTTCTTCTGGCTGCTTGATATAATCATCAGCGCTGCCGTAATATCCGCAGAATAGACCGCATTTGTTGGCTGGCTTCTTCTCCGGTTCTGGATATGGCTTGCCCATTTCTTGCAAGTACAGTTCGTTTAGGCTCTGGCGCATACCGTAACTGTTGAAGTGCTGCAATATGCCCCGGTATGAAGCAACGGACCTATCCAGTGTATCTTTGTCAATCTCTCCGGCGTGATATGCTGCAAACATATATTTCAATCTACGTTTTAGCTTCTTTGCCGTCTTCTTGCGCAATTTTACGTGTGTTGACCAAATACGGAAGCCCACAAACTCAATACCCATGCTGGTTGGTCTTATGCAGGTTTTCTTGTTAAGCTGTAAATGCAGCTTGTTTCCCAGAAAGTCCGCAATCTTATTCTTTATCTTTTCCAGATACTTTTTGTCTGGGTGTAAAATTATAATGTCGTCCATATAGCGTATGTAATAATGCAGGTGCAGTTTGTGTTTGCAGAACTGGTCAAGTTCGTTCAAATACAAATTCGCAAACATTTGTGAAGTCAGATTGCCAATAGGCAGCCCAACTTCTCCCAGCAATTCATCAAACGCCACGTCGCCAATGTCGGCACCCAGCGGCAGACCAAAGTTTGTGTCTTCGCAGTTTATTATTACTGACAAGACGTGCAACAAATCTTCATCAGCAATCTTCTTCCGCAAAATGTCCATCAATACTTCATGGTCTATTCTGTAAAAATACTTTGCAATATCCAGTTTCAAATAATAGAAACGCTGCGGTTTCCGGTCAGTCTGTTTCAACCAATCATGCAGGCGGTTGACTGCTTTGTGTGTTCCCCTGCCTACTCTGCAAGCGTAGCTGTCAGAAATGAACTGCTTTTCAAAATATGGGTTCAGCTGGCTATATATAGCGTGCTGCGCCACACGGTCTTTGAATGTTAGTGACATAATCATGCGCTTTTTCGGCTCATAAACATAAAATATGTTGTAGCGTCCCACGGTGTATGTCTGCCAGATAAATTCATTCTGTAATTCAATCAGATTTTCTTCTAACTTATCCGTGTACGCCATTACATCTGGTCTGTACCGTTTGCACTTTATCCCGGCTTTGTACGCATTGAAAAGATTTTCAAAGTCGTAAATCATAGGGAAAATGTTTTTGATTTTGTGCAATTTCTTTTCCCTCCTGTTGTTAAAATCTGCCGTACAAATCAAATTGCGGTTCTTCCGCAACTCAAACGTGATATATACATTCAGCGCCAGTCTTCTCGGCTCTGACTTTCAGCCCTGCGGCTTACTAACTATCTTTACGGCTATTCAATCTTTTTCCTACGGCTCCCGGCTGGCAGCCTTTGGAATGGAAATAAACCCCTTTAACCCAAGCGCACTGGACGTGTCCACTTGTGGGCACGACTGCTGGCAGAAATGGGGTGAAGCGGAACGCAAGGACACATTGTTGTTGACGTTAGAACGGGCGTTGTTCAAGTTCAGCGCACCAGCGCCACCGTTGGAAGTGTTGTTGAAACTCGAACCCCGGATAGGCACGGCAAGTCCTCTATTAACGGCTTATTCCCATAATATAAAAAGCAGGTGTTACCCTGCCTTTTACCAGTCTTATTTTGCAGCACTCCCATTCCCGGAAGTGCTGCCGTTCAGTGATTTATAATAGCCGCCCACCATGCAGCCTATTTCATTGATATATCTTGCCATCATTTCATATTTCTTCATTGGCAGACACGGTTTGCCGCTACGTGTGTATTTTGTACTCGCCGCAAGTCTTATCAAATGCCGCAGCACATCAACTTTCGTGTCCAGTTCTCCAAGTGTCGTTTTCTTATAGTGCTTGTTTTCAAGCATTATGACCAATTCCAAAATATCCAGCATGGTTCCGTCTATCTTCTGTGCAAGCCCTCTTTTTGCTCTGGGAAATTCTTCAAGCTGTGGTCCTGCATATTCCAGCATTTCCCACACTTTATTTTTCATTTTGAAGTCTTCCTGTGTGGCGTTATCTCGCACATTGTCCAGCTGCGGCGGTCTTTCTTCTGTTGTGTTTTCCGGCATTTCTTAAACCACCTTTATTGTATTTTTGTAGTATGGGGCTTACTGCCGTAAGCCCCGCAGTTTATCAGTTCCCAGTTTCCAGTTATTCATATAAAGCGGAACGCAAGGACACATGGTAGCTGACGTGAGAACGGGCGTAGCTCAAGCTCAGCGCACCAGCGCCACCGTCGGAAGTGCTGAAGAAACCCGAACCCCGGAGAGGCAGTCTTTCGCCGTTATTTCTTGCCCAAAATCTGCCCGGCGTCGTCTGTCCTGCGTCTGGATATAAGCCCGACGCAATCAAAATTTGCGGAATGGTTACGCCGCTTACTGCCTTTGTGTCTTTGAATGGCACGCTTGTGTCATTGCTGTCTGTTGTCTGTGTTGTGACACTTGTGTTGATACGCAGCGTTGCGTCACTCGCACTGGTTCTGTCAATCTTCAAAGTGCCAACCGTTCCCGGTGCAACAAGTGTGCCGTCCGGCTTAATTGCTTTCCACTCTGTACTATTTGCGCCCATGTTGCAGTCAGACTTCATGGCGTTTCCGTATGGGATAATCTGAATTTCACCATCAACAATGCGCATACCAGATACCCACTCCCAGCAGTTGCCGCAAAGGTCAGCAATTCCAGCCGGGCTTCCATCATGGTTCCATGTTACCGGACCGGAACCCGTTGCAGTTCTGCCGCCGCCATGTGAACCGTCAACGTATGTATTTACGCCCTTTTCATACGCTTTTTCATAGCTTCTATCCCAGTTTGTATTGCCCCGTGGTGTAAATCCATTCTTCATGCACCAAAGATTGATAGCGGCAAAAACGCCGTTCTGGTTAAGGTGCCAGCCCTCACCCTTTCTGCGGCACACTGCAAGTGCTGTGTCAAAGTCAATGTATGCTTTAGGGTCTTTCATTGGCAGTGAATATGCACGGTCATTGACTACCACGTTAATATACTTTGATACCCAGATAACTTCTTTTTCTACTCCGTCCACAATCCACCACGGCAATGTTTCCTGTGTTCCTCCGGTGATAATGTCGGAATACTTCATTTTTGGAATACCCACCATAATTGACGGCATACCCAAATCATCAAACTTTACTGCATTGTTGCCCCCAAAGGAAGCAACCGCCATTGCTAAATCATCAAAATTAGACATAATTCTTTATACCTCCAATCCCCAAAGAATAAGCGTGCAAAGTGACATATCAAACGGGATAGGCATTGGAACTTCTTTCGGCTCTCCGTTTTCGTCCTCTCCGTCTTCGATAACATCATAGCGTCTGGCAGGAATAACAATCTGCGCAGCGTACTTCTGCGCACGTCCTCCGGTTCCAATCACCACGCCGTCTTCTTCGTCAATGCAAATGTCCAGTGA